GATGGGAAATCTAATGTTGGCAGGTCACGGATTAGTTGCGTTTTGCGGATCATTGGGTAGTCGTCATTTGTGTACCGCAGACGGACATCGTAAAGCTCAATGATGCCACCAAACACGGGCAGGTTAATCATTATGTCTGTGCCGTTGTAGGGCAGATCCACAAGCTTCATTTGATACAGACCGTTTACGGGGCTGGATAGGTCTGAGATTTCGTCGTTGATGGCTTCCAAGATTTGTGCGCGGGGGAAGCGGGGATTGACGGTAATGACCGCATTGTTCGCATGAGATGTGGCGGTGGTTCCGTTCCAGCCTCGTTCAACGGTAAGGCTTTTGGATGATACAGAGGATTCCCACACATAGAACATTTCGGAGTCAATCTCAAATACGGTTCCTGGGCGTAGGCCGTTTAGGTCGTACAGGGTGGTGACGGTGGTTGCTGTGGAGTTGATCGTGCCGCTGAGCTTGTTCTTCTCCTCAACTTGACCCGACAACAGTTGGCGTTGTGTCTTGTTGATTACGGTTGCAACTGTCGCCATCTGATCTCCTACGGTCTATCAGATTGTAGCAATAGCACTAGAGTAGAAACTGAGGTTCGCTTTGAGGCGTTCGTTGTCGGGGTCTAGAGCTAGGGCGTTAGTGCCGTGCTGTGCTGCTTCTTTGTGTAAACCAAGATGATGGGCTGAGATTGCTGCAAGGTCGTGTGGTGTTGCTCCCCATGCGTGAGATTCGCACAGGTACTCCAATGGCATTTCTGTAATGGAAAGGCAGGTGGTTGCCGTAAAGTAGCATCCCCGCCATTGTTGCCGTTCATAGTCGTATTGGGCTAGGTCAAACCAGGCTTCTCGTCTGTCGGGTGCTTCAAGGACAGCCATTTTGAGCCAGCGTTCAGCGTTGTCAGGATCGCACTTTGACATGAATCTGTATGCGGCTGAGCGTTCCGGACCCCAGGTTGCTGACGGTAGGGCAAGGTAACGCTGGAACTCTAGTAGGGCTTCGCCGTTGCGGGCTTTGTAGAACAGTTCTCTCGCATAGTAGAAGGCGATGCGGTCATCTGTCGGGTGTTCTGCGGCGGCTTCAGCTAGCAGTTCGTAGTATTGTCCACGGCTTTTAGAATGGTCGGGGTGGTGATGGATTTCTAGGTCACACCATCCTTGTTTTTCGTGCTTGTTTGGCGTGAGGGTTTCGTGGACTTTGTGTTTCCAACGGTATCCGAACCGTGTATGGATTTTGTCGCCACCGTATTGCAGATCGGGTTGCCCGTTTGGTTTCCATGACCAGGTGTATTTGTAGCGTGGCCGTGTTACTTCTTGGTCAAACATGACTTGGAGTTGGTCACGCCATCCTGGGAGCAGTATCTCATCCATGTCTAACGCTATGCAGTAGTCAATGTCTGCTGGGAGTAGGGCGAGAGCAGCGTTTCGAGCGTCATCGAATCGCCATGGTGAGATCACAATTTCGGCGGTATCCACTTCGTTTTCAAAAGCTTTGGCGAGCGTGTTGTCGGTTGAGCCGGTATCTACGATGAGGCGGTAGTCTGCGTCGGCGCAGGATTCTGCCCAACGGTTGACAAATTGCGCTTCGTTTTTGGCGATTGTGTAAACCGCTACCTTCATGTTGTCCCCTTACGAAGTTTCGTAGAACGCTACGACTTCTATTGTGTCGGTGGAAGCCCAAGTGAACGGGACTGTTGCTGTGATTTGAGCGCGAATAACATTTGAACCCGATACTGACCAGTAACCAACTCGCATGGTCGCACTGCTAAAGAAGTCAATCGCAGCCAAGTAGGTAGAACCGCTTGCATCTACCAGTTTCGCATCACCGTCAACCCAACTTGAAGCAAAGTGTGTCGTCGGGGTCGTAAACCGTGGGTTAGTACCGACCGAAGATGTAGAACCAAGAGTGATACGCCCACGCAGCACAACAAGTTTCCCTATCTGCATATAGTAAAACTCTTGTGTAGCGTTGCCCACCGTGAGGTTTGTCCAAGTAGGTGTGTAGGAAGTCCAGGCTGTTTCAGCAATTTTGGAATATGCGATGGAGCCAGCAAGCATAGCGTTTGTAACAATGCCCGTACCAATGGTGTGAACATGGTCGTCTCTAGAGGCGGTACTTCCAGTGCCAGCGGCAGCGGTGCCAGCGACATTGGCTGGGGTTGCTGAAGATAGTGACACAGCAGGTCCCGTTGGACCTGTGGGTCCAGTCGCACCCGTCGGTCCCGTAGGTCCTGTTGCTCCAGTCGCACCCGTAGGTCCCGTTGGACCAGTAGCCCCAATGGAAGTAAACAGTTCCCAGTTTGCGCTAGGTGGTTGGCTGCCCGCAACGCTAGGGACAACACAGATGTAGGTTGAGCCAGCAAAACTGACAACATCATTCAGATAGTAAGTTGTGGTGTTATCGTAAGTTGACTGCCACACAAAGCCAGGTCCCGTTGGACCAGTAGGACCAGTAGCGCCTGTAGCGCCAGTGGGACCAGTTGGTCCCGTAGCGCCAGTTAGTCCTGTTGCCCCCGTAGGACCAGTAGGGCCTATTGCACCCGTGGCTCCAGTAGGTCCAGTAGGTCCTGTTGCGCCAATCTCACCAGTAGCGCCTGTTGCTCCAGTTGCACCCGTCGGACCAGTAGGTCCTGTAACCGTTGATGCAGCGCCGGTAGCCCCTGTAGGTCCAGTTGGGCCAGTCGGGCCAGTCGGGCCCGTTGCGCCTTCAGCACCCGCCGATCCAGTCGCGCCAGCAGGACCAGTTGGTCCCGTAGGTCCGACACTTCCTGTTGCCCCCGTGGGACCTGTTGCACCACTCGCTCCTGTAGCACCAGTTGGTCCAGTTTCTCCAATAGTTCCACTTGCACCCGTAGGCCCTGTAGGGCCTGTAGCGCCAGTCGCCCCAGCGGGTCCTGTTGGTCCTGTAGCACCTGTGTCTCCCTTCGCACCGGTAGATCCGGTTGTTCCTACATCCCCTTGCGGTCCCGTAGGACCCGTGGGACCAGCTGAACCAGTTGGTCCAGTAGCACCCACACTACCGCTAGCGCCAGTAGGACCTGTAGCACCAGCAGGACCAGTAGCCCCTTGGCTCCCAGTTGGTCCCGTTGGGCCAGTTGCACCCGTTGAACCTGTCGGTCCTTGCGGTCCTGTTTGATCTGTAGAAACAATCGTGACAGCCGTACCCGTACCAAGACCGACAGTTTCTTCAACACGCGAAACAACATAAACCTGATCTGTCTTAGTGATTTCAACAGAAGCGGTGGTGGTTGTGACGGTGACATCAGTTGAGGCCATTAGAGCCTCGTTACATCAGCCAGCACCGTAACGGTTCCACTAAGAATTGTTGAGATAACACCTGAAGCGTTTTCTTGTAGGTCCCATTGGTAGAAACCTGGGACAAGCACAGCGGAATCTGTTGCGGAAAGTACGGCTTTCATGATGCCGCTTACTGGCGTAACAAGGGTGCAGGTTAATGTTGCGGCGATAGTGTTTGAGTCTGCGTTGGATCGAATCTGAGATGCGTAGGTGCGACCCGTGATGTTTACGGGTGTTGTGCCATCGGTGGTGATGGTGACATTTACTGTCTCCGTATCGCCACGGGTGATGGTCAGGTTTTGGGTCGCAGGTACCGCCATCTACTACTTCATCTTCTTCTTGGCGGCCATCTTCTTCTTGGCCATCTTCTTCTTTGCCATAGCAGCGGCTTTCATGCCAGCTTTCGTGTATGGGAACTCTTGCTTTCCAACCATCGGCATAATAATCTCCTTGTTGTAGGTGTCACCACTTTACCTTATTAGCCCAATACGCAGCCGACATTCGACCCTTAGAAATGTTGCCAGCATGACGAGCCTTGAAAGACTCACGGCGCTTACGGTACGCCTCAGATTCCCCAGCCTTCTTCGGGGAGCCGGACACGCCCTGCTGACCGAAACGGATCGTCTTTACCTGGTCGCCTTCTTTGGCTACCACAACGTGCGATTTCTTTGGGTGGTTAGGGGTGCGTTTAGGTTTGTTGTAACCCGAAACGCCAGCCCTTGCAAGCCTTGGGTCTTTCTTATTCATCTGTACCTCGCAGTCTTTTTTGCGATCTTTGGTGGCTGTTTTACAAACTGTTTGCCAGCAGAAGTTCCTTTTCGTTTAGCTCTTGTGGTGGCGGCGTATTCTGATGAAGTTAAAGCTTCACGCGCCTTCTTCGGAAGATAGCGTTCACCAGTTGCCTTACCGCCTTGGGTGCTGGGCTTGCCCGACTTGGTACCCCAATCCTCTTTAGTCCACTTGGAAAGGGATTTCTGTTTATCGGTCTTGCTTCCCGAATAGCCACCGCCGGCTTTCTCGTAAGCCAACGCCAACAGTTGAGCTTTGCGGGCAGACCACTGCCCAGGCTTGCCACCTTTAGAACCCTGCATAATTTGGTTCTTCAAGCGTTCTCGAAGTTCGGGTTTGGTGTAAGCCATTAGTTCTCTTTCAACATTCCTGCGTTACGCAGAATATCACGCACATTTGGGGAAACTAGGGCAGACTCACCACGGCGCAAATCAACATGATGCCTACCGATATCTGCCTGTATGCGCTGATTGGCAGTAATCAAGATCCCAGGTTCATCGGCAAGTTGCCATTTCGGATTCTCCAGCAAGCCACCAGTGCCAGCAACAGCAACCATCTTCTTGGCTGACTTAGCCCAAGTCATCAACGCTGCGTCAGATGCTTTATCTAAATCTCGCCTACCTGCCCCAGCTTGATATTCGGCCAGCATCGCCTCACACAGATCGCCTACTGACACCTCGTACCAGTCCCCAACATTCCACACCGCTTTATGTTTGGCGGGCATAGGGGGAGCTTCAACGACTGTAGAAGCAAAGTTGATGAAATCAGAATGACCGGTCATGTCGGACATGATGGTAGGTATGCCCATCGCTATCGCCTGTAGGGGCATGAGTCCAAAGCCTTCGCCACGGGATGCCGCAACAAAACAATCGGCTGTGGCATACAGGTCATACTCCTGTTCAAGCGTTAGCCAAGAGTCCACAATCTTGATGTTCGGATTGGTGATCTTGGGGACTTCTTTCCTGATGGTTTCAGCAACCTTGATAACCAGCTCAGCATCCACAAGATGTAGTGCCTCAAACGCTTCAACCACAATATCTAGTCCCTTGCGTAGCCAAGATGAGCCACCAGCAATGAACCGAAACTTGTCATTCTTTGGCGCAAGGCAAGGTTTCCAAATCTTCGGGTCAATCCCCAATGGCACCATGTCCACATTCGGGTGTTATCGAGAGAACAGTTCAACATTGTGGAGACACGGCACAATGATTTGGTCAAACTGTGAAAGCCGATCAGAAAACATACGAGGAAGTTCGGATGTCTCCCACATCGTAAAGACCACCCGTTTCTGTCCCTTGTACCAGCCTTTAACCATGTCGGGTTGCATACAAGAAACTTTGACCTCAGACAACGGATCGTTTACCACCGTTTTAGGCAAGTTGTTCAGCAACGAAAGATACATATTTCCGTAGCCGAAATGCCCAGCGTCAAACCCTTCAATACAGATCGTTTTCAGATCAGCCCTGTTTCCACCTGCCATGATTCCTTAGCTTTCTTTTCAATCTCAGCGCATCCGTCAATGCGTTTAGGTTGTAGTCCATCAGCACGTAAACGCTTATAAGCTGGCATATCTTTCTGCCAACGGGATTCGGTTGCGTTGATCTCAGAAGCTCGCTTGCCGCCCGTTGTGGTCGGGTTAGGGCCAGTTTTAACATGGGCAATCTTGCATCCGAAACAGCCTTCAACATCAAGGTTGGGGTGGGTGCGTTGATGCAGTATCACGTTATAAAATCCTCATATCCAGCATCTATCAGTTCAGCCTGTTCCGTGGCTGTAATCTCAGTCGTGTGACCGCCATAAAACACTTTGGAAATATCTTCGGTATTTGGTGGTTGATTCTCTGTGTATTCACCGTTGGTTAGTTTATAGACATTTACGCCACGGGCAGTAGCGCGCAACCGTGAGAACAGGTTGTCACCAATGTCATCACCGAAGTAAACAACTTCATCTCTAGTTGGTGGAGTAAATGTTGCCATGCGTTGAGAATAGCAGAAACCCCCCGCCCGAAGGCGAGGGGTTCCGTTTGCTGTGCTTGTAGTAAAACTACGAAGCGTTTGAGCCGATGCTAGAAGCTGACTCGATACGGCGAAGGCTTGCCTCACGGAAGCGACCGTAGCCACCCAGCCAGTACCAGCCGATTGGCTGGAGACGCTGAAGGATGTCGGTCACGGTGCCGCGAACAATCTTCGGGTTTGCGCCGTTTCCATCGGTGGTGCTGTACGCCTTGGCAAGAGCCTGGCGGCCCATGATGAGGGTTGCATACACGTCAATGTTGCCGGCAGAACCAGAGTTGTCTGAAGCATTTGCAAAAATTGGTGCGCGTGGGGTTTCAATGAAACGCACCGACTCGAACTGACCGATTTCACCGTTGTAGATCCCTGCGGGATCGCTATAGATGTGCGGGTCGCGCCAGTTTGCTGCACCGTTAGCACCACGGAAGTCGTAGGAAACGTCAGGGTGAATGTAGCCCATGTATGCGCCATTGAAAGACGCTACATTTGCCTTACGCAACTGTGCCGTGGCCTTGCGAACATCGTCACCGACAAGAATGTCATCGGTGTTGATGGTCGTGCGGCTTGATGGGTCGGTTGCGCCACCTGTTGCATAGGCGACGTTGGAGCCACCAGCAAGCACGTTTGCGACAACTGTGTCGATTGAGTCACCAGCGTTGTAGCCAACAATGTTTGCGGCTGAAGCGTTGACATCAAGGAACGAGGTTCCGCGGAGCTTTGCGGTGGTGACAACTGCGTTACCGTACTCAGCGAGGGTAACCGTTACCTGGCTGTCGCTGAGGGCAGTTGGGGTAACGTCAGTTACTTCGTTGAGGGTAGCGGTGGCTGCTGCGATGTCTGCAAAGATGGTGAATGTGACACCCGAACCAGGCATTGCCTGTTGGGTTGGCTGCACATCGGCAGCCTGATCAAACAGAAGCTCTGAACGCAATGCGAAGTACGCAAGGCGATCAAAGGCTACCTGGTCAACCGTGAGTGAGGAAGTGGTGGTTTCTCCGGCCATTTTAGTTTCCTTTTTGTTGAGGGTTTACGAAAGTGTTTCTTGCGCCCTACTCAGGATTTCCATGACTTCTTTTTCAGAGGTTGCGTTTGCGATCCGTGTTGCCCAATCCACAGGCTCATCTGAAAGGTTTATTCCTGCTGCCACCTGGTTTGATCTTGCCCACGCTTCGGCTTCCTGCTTCAAAGGATTCGGCTTCGGCTGTGCCACTAGGCCAGCTTCAGTAGCGGCTTCGTGTATCGCTTCGGGTGTCAACTCACCGTCATAGCCTTTGATGAAATACTTTGCTATTGGGGAATCCATCGGGATTCCGGCTTTAGCGAAAGCAAGTTCACGCCTGGCTGTTTCGGCTTCGGCTTTCAACTGCCTGAGATCGTTCACTTCCTTCTCCA